ACGTGACTGCCTTCTCACTTCCAACCTGCGTGACCGGCTCCCTACGGCTTCGATTGCCGGAGCCGAGCACACAAACCGTAGCGTTAAAAGCAATGACGGTCAAAGACAGACGCACGAAGCGGTTGAAGTCTTTGATCTCAGCGAGGTACAGGTCCTCACCCTCGTCGGCCTGCATCAATGCAACCTGAGCATAGTTAACCAGAGCTGTGGGGTTGCCAGTCAATCCGTGCTGCATGATGATTGACAACTGACCGCCAGCCGCCCAACCCGTTCCGACAGAAACCATGAGCATAAGGTTAGTCAAACACTCTCTGGTGTTCCGACTCGTGCTCACGCGCATGGTGTCGAACACGCCCGAGTAGTAAGTGCTTCCAGAGCCACGGGCTGCGGGTGGAAAAAAGTCGATGACCTTCTCATTGGAAATTCGATCTCGTCTCATAATGTACTCCTCCTTTGCGGACTTCTTTTGCTTTTAGTAATAGGGGGCAGGTGGAAACAAAAGGATTAAACAAACCACCTGCCCCCAGCGCGTGGGGTGGAAAGCCCTGCGCTATTGCGCTAATAGTAAACTATCCGACTTAGGAACCGCCACCGGGAACACCGAGAAGGACAAACGCTTCAGGGATGGCAGGTTGTCCATCGAGCCGGCCACAGACCCTGATAGCGGTCTTGTTCTCACGGAATTTGTAGTGCTTGGAAACGTCCATAGTAAACCGTTTCCTATCACCGATGTAGTACCAGTTCCAGTTACCGAGGATCACGTCGCCCGTGGTGCCCAGGGCATAGGTCTTTCCGTCAGACGGAATGACAGGATAGCCAAGAATGCTCATGATCGGGCCGGTGCCGATGCCCGGAGGTCCAGCCTGATAAAACTGCTGGAGCAGTAAGGCGTTGTTGGTGTCCCTTTCATTACGAATGGAGTTGAGCACTCGTTTGTTCATGAACCATACGGCACCATTGTCAAACACGCTCGGGAGCTGATTGACCATGTTGATCGCATCCGTGTAGGTGAACGCGCCCGCGCCCGCGCGAGCAACGATAGTCACAGCCGGATCATTGACTACCCCCAACGGCTGACGTGCACCAGTGCCGCGTATGAACGAGCGGTCTGTGTACCACAGGTACGCCCGACGGAAAAGATTGGTTAGGAAGTTCATCAGGTTGATCACGGAATCTTCCAACAGAATGTCGGTGATCTCCGTGTAACCGGATAACTCATGAGCAATGAGCTCAATGAATTCAAAGGACGGCTCCGTACTGGACTTCTCGCCGCCCTCGTCGGTCCACGTGAAAGCGACGCCAGCAAAGTGGTCGAAGTTCGTGGTGTCATCCTCATCCGCTCGCTGGGCCAGTTTGGGCATTCCCAATTTGTCACGAGTCATCGGCCAGATTGTGGCACGCGGCCAGACAATCGTAGGCTCGGTATCGTACTGCACCAGGGTCGCCTGGAATTCCTCGGGCACCAGATAACCACCGGCAGGATCGGAGTTCTCTTCGAGAACCTTCGGCACCACCATGCCCTTTGACTTCACGAGTTCTCGGATGCCCTCCGCGAAGTTACTCATCTCCTTGGAGAGCTTCACCCACGGTGCCTTGGGATTCGATGAGTTAATAATCGACCCCTTGTCAGTGAGCAAATAGCCGCCGCCGAAAGGCGTACTGCCCATCCCGATCTCTCGTAAGGTTGACTCAAAGTCGAAGGAGCTCTGGATGGTCCCGCCCAATTCACCGTCAACCTTATGCTCCTTGCGGAAAGCCTCAACCTGTTCCTTAACCAGTTCCTGAATCATAGACTTAATTTCGGAAAGTTTCATTGTAATAATCCTCCTAAAAATTCAGTTGTTTTGTTGTACTACGACACAATTCCCAGAGCACCTTTAAAGGCAGTTTTGACTGCGTCTCGAAGATCGTCAACGGTGACATCTTCTTCTATCTCGACATCGTCATTTACTACCGATGCGTCAGGGGTTCGGGTTTCAATGGAGTCATCCTCAATATCCAACACAGCTTCGGCCTCTGCATCGGCGTCAACAGGCGACAAGTCATTCATGATTTCAATGTCAGCATCTTCATCATCAGTAATGTCGGCTGTTGACGGTTCGGGTCCAGTTTCCAGAACTACTATACGCTCAGTAACGTTTGTGATCTCCATGTTGACTGTATTCAATTGCTCATCAATATGAACAAGCTTGGTGTTAATGGCCTCAAGAGCCATAGCAACCGGGTCTTGCTCTTTGGCTGCGGCCTCAAAGGTGCCTCCCTTGCCCGTGCAATGTGCTCGGGCGTCTTCCGTTGTCCATACGGATTTAGGATACCTCATGGCCTGTATATCCGTTGTACCGTCGCTCTTACGACCGAAGATAAAGTCAATGCACTTGCCGTCATGCTTGCGATAGCAATTGCTACGACGGAATCTGGTGTACTTGCCAGGATCATTCATTCGACAGGCGTGCTCGTTCGGATAAGGTTTTCCCAATACCTCATCGACTGCGAGTTCAGTCGTGTTCGGATCAGCTTCTAACTGCTCCCACACCTCTTCCGTGATTTCCCCCTGCTCTTCAACGCAACCGGCGTCCTCTCCACTCGGTGTGGTTGAACATGAGGATTTACTACCACCACCTTCCGGTTGACCGTCAACCGGTTTGAATGCAGACTCAGAACGCGGCAGAACGTCGATAAGTACCGGCGTGCATGGCTCATACATGTCCGACCGGTATTGTTCACGCTTGACTAAGCGTGCGCCGTCGTCTGTCTCAACCCTAACGTCACCGTCACTCTCAACGGTAACATCAACGACAAGCGCATTATCTTTGGCCCACGCAAGGGATAGATCCTTTTGCTCATCACTGTCCATCGGTGACCCAGCAAAGATAAAACGCTGGTTGAACAAGACACCTGCATCTTCACCGCGCTTGACACCATAGACAACATAGCATTGCTCACTTACGGCAGCAATGCAAAGGCCACAGAAGTTGTCAGGATCATCAAGATGTACGTGCAGATATTTTCCGAATTGCTCAACGACCGGCTCGTTCTCGTACTGTAGGTATTTAGCCGGGATGTATAAGCTGCCCTTCTTTACTAATGACCGAATCTCGGCCAGGGCATCTTGGTGCGCCGGTACAGGAGCCACGCTCACTTCCAATAGCTCTTGACTCTTGAACCTTGTCGGTTTGAAAAAGAGAAATTTCTTCTTGTCCTCTTTCTCATCTTCGATTGGCTCGGATTTGAGAGGTATAAAGCCAACGCTGAACCCCCGCACGTACTTGTCCCTATACAATGAGTACATCAGTGCCGCCTTATCGTAAGGAGCAAACTGCGGCTTGAACATCAACTTGTCCCCCTTGAGGAATTCCTCAAGGGACCGACCGACAGGTAATGCCCGGTAGTCATGAAAGGGTTGTACTACCGGGTTCTTCCGGTAGTTATTTAGCTTCCAGCCGTTGACCTCTACGACATCACCCATACGATCCGGCGTCTCGCGTGAGGCAACTGCGGTAAAGCTCCGTTCAGTGTTGTTAAAATCTTTTAACTCAGCTTCAGCAGAGAAAGAGTCGGAGCCAAACACGCGCTGACCTTTGACGATTACTGGTGCCCCGGTGTCCTTGTCCTTGATCTGATACGCCATTTACCAATCCCTCCTTGAATAAAGTGTGTTAGGTGCCCCAAGCACCGTCGTCCATAGTAATACGCTTCTTATTTGCCAAAGCTAACTCACAACCTCGTTTCATTTCTGTTAGTATGTCTCTTGCGAACTCTGGGCAATTACCGGCCAGTAATGTGTTCACCTCAGCCAGCAATTTACTAATGCTTCCGCTGTACATACTTGCTTTCTCATTCGTTAGCTCATAGTTACCGTGAATTGGTGAATGATCGAGTATTTGTGGGTAGTCACCCATTGATGCCACCCAATTCAAAAACTCGTTGTACCAAAAGGCACTGGTCAGCCTTACTTGGTCCTCACCTATGTAGTAATCAATGCCCATGTTTACTCCTTCTTCTTAGGCTTTGCTGGTTTCCTTTTGACTTTCTCTTTTGTTTGAGTAAACCGTTCCGTTCTGCCGTGTCCTACCTCCGTGCGCCAATTACTAATAGTACGAACCTTCTGCATGCCTCCCTTTCGCCACTTGCCTATCCCGTCTTTGACGTAAATCTCAGCAGTATCATTCAGGATAACCATCATAGACTTGACTTTTTTCTTTTCCTTTTTAGCGAAGGCGAGCTTCCGCGCTTTTTGCTCAGGCTTCACAGACATCTGGTGGTGTTTGGCCTCTTTTGAAATTGCCTTGACCTCCCAACACGTATTACTCGTTACTATGTCGATAGCATCCTTGTGCCGAGTTGATTCTACTACCTTATACCCCATCTTGTGCAAGGTATCACTGGCAATATGCTCACCGTCAAACCCACGCTGATGCCTTTCAGTATTTAGCTTACTGTAGTCAATGCATTCGCCTTTTT